ACATAATGGAAACCTACTTTCATGTTAGCACGAGTTCTCAAATAAGGCTCAGCTACAGTGTCAGATAAGTTAACAGCTTTCAATGCTTTGTCATCACCCTCTGCATCAAATGCATAGATAAGGTTATTTCTCAAAGTCAACAAGATAGTGTTATCTGGCATACCTTCACAAACAACTACATTGATCCCTAAGAATGTTAAACCTAATGGAGTAGTAACATAAGTCAAAGTGTTACCTTGTGCAGCAGCAAGCTCATAAGCATTAGCTACATTAGTAGACACATAAAATCTTAACTCAGTTTTTCTTCTGCTAATAGTTGAAGGAGCAAGAGCAAGCGTAGCACTCAATTGGTCAAGTACATTTGTTGTATCAATAGCACCTGCATACAATCCATTCACTGCCTCATCTCCACAAAGGCCTACTAAGTAACCATTACAAAGTGATAACAATGGATCTAAAGATGTTGTATCACCTTGCCATCTCAACAACTCGATATCTTGACCGATAGTCATTGCCATCTCATTCCAATAGTATGACATAAAAGATGCAACAGTGAAATCACCGTTAGATCCTTTTGCCATTTGCAATGCTAAGAATGATTGCTCTAAGTCAAACTGACAAAGTTGAGCCATAGCTGACAAAGGACATACATCAATATCAACTGCATCTAATGAATCATTAGGAGCGGAGAAGTTACAAGTTGATGCTTGTAAGATGTTACCAAAAGTTACATTGGCTAACTTAGTTTTAGACTTGATGCCCGGCAAAGAGCGAAAGTTAGATGCAATATCCTCTGATTGAAGATATGCTTTGGAGTAGAACTCCTCAGGGTTGGCACACAATAATGCGTTAGTCTCAACCTCTAAATTAAATTTTAAATTACGGTTCATTTTATTTGTTTTTTGAAAATTTTACGAATTCTTTAAAGAGTTCCCTTGAACTCATTTTTTCTTTTTTAGCCTCAATCTCAATCTCCTCCTCTTCTCTTGGAGCAAGGTACTCCTCAACTTGGTTCTTAAGGTCAGCTATGATAGCAAGGATTTGATTCACTTGCTCTTCAAGTACAGGTGATACTATAGCAAGTACAGCCTCAGCATCAGTAGTGACATCAACTGCCATCTCAACATCCTCTGCAGCAGCGTCTGCCTCTTCCTCTTGTACATCCTCTGCAGCCTCATCAACTGTCTCTTGAGCTTCCTCCTCAACAGCTGGCTCTTCTGCCATTTTTTCTTCTGCCATCTCTTGGGCAGGTGCATCTTTAATCTCGATAACCTCACCGTCTTTAACGACATAGATTTTATCCTCGATCAGATGTTCTCCATCAGGTAACTTCATTGTATTTTGTTTTAATAATTCCGATAGTTTAAGTCCAAGGAATCCCTCAATAGAGTAACCTACTTGACCTGACTCAACAAGGGTATCATAATACTCCTTATCAGTCACTTGACTTGTTAGCATTAGCGTTCCCTTTGGCACTTCAATACCATAGGTAGTGAATGCCTTATCTTGTTTAGGGTTCTCTACTATCCAAGCCTCAAGGATGTAGGCAGGAACTTTCTCCTCTGCCTCATGCTCTAAGTTAAAGATATCTTTGTTCTGTAGGTTCTGCATGAACTTAGCATGAATAGACTCAATGACCTCCTCTGTGAATAGCACATCATACTCAGTGCCATCCTCATCTCTACGATAGATTGACATTGGTATCATAGCAGGTGCTACAATACGCATCTTAATGTCATCAGAGAATGTCATGGGAGTAGCTTGACTGAATGCCATACCTTTAACCTTAATAGCAGGCTTAGAGGTGAAGGCAATCATCTCAATACCTAAGTCCTCTCCATCGGAGTACTCAGGATCTATTGTTATCTTATAGACAGGTCTATCCATGCCTATATTGTAGAATGTTGTATATTTGTTAAAAATTAGAATCTATGGTAAAAATTTTAGACAAAGAAATTCCTAATCAATTAAAGGAATTAACAGTGCAACAGTTTGAGGATATCACATCCATCCATGCACAACAGGAGTTAGATGCTATTGAGAAACACCTTAAAGTGTTTGAGCTATTTGGTATCACTGAGAATGACTTTGAGCATACCACCATTGAGCAGTTCAAGATGTATGTCAAGGAGTTCAACAACATCAAAGGTAGACCTAAGCTACAGCCTACCATCGAACTTGATGGATACAAGTGTACTGCCTTCGAAGGTGAGGAGTTCAAGCTATCTGTTAAAGATACTAAGCACATTGAGAAGGTTATGAACTCTAAGCACAAGGGATACATCTCTGAGATGTTAGCCATCCTGTTCAAGAGAGATGACCTTACTAAGGCTGAGCACTATGACTCTGCTCACATCAAGCACAAGGCTAAGATGATAAGAGAGCTCAAGGCAGAGTTAGCAGTACCTTACTTAGTAGAGATAGGACAGAAACTGTCCAAAGAAATCAAACGCAATGAAGCTCCCGAAGTCGTGGAATGAGATTGATGTCCTGCAGTTTAAAGAGATAAGAGAACTTCACTCCATTGAGGAGGTATTTGCAAGGGAGATAGAGATACTCTCAGCTCTTGCAGGAGTGAGCTCAGATGACCTTGAGGATTTAGATGTAAGTGAGGTGAGCACCATGCTCAAGGAGATAACGTTCATTAACTCTGAGCCATCTAAGAACTATAAGAGAGACATTGACAAATGGAAGTTTAAGCCATTAGCTAAGCTTACCTGTGGAGAGTTCATTGATTTAGAGTACTTCTTTGCTAATGACTACATCAAGCACCTCTGTCATATAGCCTCTATCCTCTACAGGCAGCACACTACCAATGAGTGGGGTCAACTAACTTTTGAGCCTTATGAGTTTAATCCATTTGAGAGATATGACTTGTTTGATGAGTACTGTATCAATGATATCTATGGTATTATACCTGAGTACCTATCATTCAGACAGGATTTCATGGATAAGTATCACTTACTTTTTAATGAAGAGGATGGAGATGAGGAGGATGAAAATAAACCAATGACATCCGATGAGTCTAAGGCACAAGCTGAGCAAAAGTCTGCTGTAAAATGGGGATGGGAGAGACTACTCTACTCTCTTTGTAATGAGGACTTGACTAAGTTTAAGCAAGTCACTGACCTGCCTCTTATCCTTACCTTTAATATGCTGTCAATGAAAAAAGAGCTTAATCTATAACATACCTCTGAATGATAGAGGAGCTGAGAAATCTCCACCTATAGGCTCAAATGTATAGATAATAGATTTTTTATCCCCTAATATATTTGCCACTTGTAATATAGGATACCTTTCAACCATCCACTCAGTATATTGAGAATAAATTTCTGTAGTAATACCTTCTGAATCTAATCTCCTGGATAATTCTGCACAGAAGTCATAAGGTGTTATGTAGATAGTTCCATTATTAAGAAACCCAAAATAATACATTGCAATAATCTGTATCTCAAGCTCACCTAATGCAGGGATTTTAGCATTGATACGCACAGAGTCATACATAGCTCCTGTATCAATAGCACCATCCTCAGATATTATCTGCTGCAGAATGCGTTGTATCTTTCTCCTTGTAGGATACTTGACATTGAATACACCATTATTTGCGTAGCGTGCCATTAGATCATGTCAATAACTACTTCATAACCTTGTTGCTCATAAGCTATCTTAGCGTATTTGTGAGCTGTCTCTAAGGATTGTACTTCTCCTTCTTCAAGATTAGCTTGATAAGCTCCAATAGGAACATCAGTATAAAGCATTTTACCTTCTGCAAATGTTTCTGCATTAGCAAATGTTGCTACTTCACCTTGAATAGTGTTGCCTGCAAAATCACCTACAAAACGGATTCTACCATAAACCTCTGGTAATTCAATACCTGTTCCTGAGATTGTAATCTTTTTTTCTTCTGTTGCTTTAATTAAAATTGCCATAATATTTTTTTTATGCTAAGATACCTAAATTTCTCAATGCCTTAACTACTTGACCTATTGTGTAACCATCAAATGTAGCCGTGTCATTAAGTATGCCTGATGTGTTCATTGCAAATGTAGATGCTGCAACTCCAGTAGTTTGTTGATACAACTTAACAATAGAACCATTCTCTGTTCTGAAATGTGGTGCTGCATTACCTGCTGTGATGTCTGCTGAATATTGTTGAAATCCATCTGCTATACTTGTTGTTGGAGCAATACCTGTCATTTGTTGTATTGTTCTTGTAGCATTAGCATCAGGTTGATTAGTATTGCTAAACCCTTGCCCAATTCTAATATTATTACCACCATCAATAAAAATTGTATTATCACCAGAATTCTCTGTTGCTGAAATATAAGTACCGATATTTCTTGATGTTGAATTATAAAATATTCTAATCCCTGTTTGAACTACACCTCCTTGTCTATTTCTAATACCTCTACTTCCACTAAAATCTAAAAAACAGTCCGCAGAATTTCCAGCACCAACTTGACCAATGGTTAAAAATGTACTCCCTAATGTTGGATTCTGAAAGTCAATAACACCATTTCCTCTTACAGCCATAGTATTATATGTATCAGCACTATTCCTAACTCTAAATGCTATATCAGTTGATAATGCACCTTGGGCTCTTACGTCAAGTCTTGCTAAAGGGCTTGAGCCTTGACCTATTGAAAGTCTTAAATTTGTGTTGTCCCAAAAAAAGTTAGCATCTTGTTGAACTACTCCACCTGCTTGAAAGAATACTCTGCCATCCGTTCCTGATGTTACAGCTGTTGTTCCTACTGTAATACCACCTCCAGCTGTTGCCCATGTACCATCTCCTCTTAAAAATTTAGTTGTATCATTTGGAGCTTTTGGTACAAAGCCATGTTTAGTTATACTTACATCATTAGTAGTAACATCACTTAATGATATTATAGACTCTGTTACTGGTTTATTCTTCCATAATTGAGTTGAACTCTCATATATCAAAGCATCATTATTAGCAAGAGTGCCTGTATTTATATAAACATTATGAAGTTCATCTAACTCCCATCCGTTCATTATCTTAACATATATCTTGCCATGTATTGCATGAGCATACTCAACATACCCCATAACAACAATATGACCTGTTGAGCCGTTAGGCTTCACATTTGTCAATGCTCCAGGAGTTGTAGGTGATAGATATAACACATCACCATCTGACCAAGTTTCACCTTGTAGACTACCTGTAGTATTAACTTCCTCTAAGTTGCCAACAGTCATGATAA